CGGGGTGGAGCAAGACGGCGCAGTAACTGCTGAAGCCGACATGGACGGGGGCACTATCGACAACACTGTGATAGGTGGTACCATCCCTGTTGCTGGCACCTTCACTACTCTATCTGCTACTACGGGAATAGTTCTCCCCAAGACTACGGGCACAGGTATAAAAGTAGAAGTAGCCACACCCACTTTTCCTTGGCGTGATCTTTTGGGGGAATTATTTGCAAGAAACACTGGAGCTAACAAGCCCTCCAGGGCTACGTACATAGGAAATATAACACAGGCTCAATTTGCTGCGGGTAAAGAGGAAGAGTTTGAATATCACATACCCCATGACTATGTTGCCGGCACAGACATTCACCTGCATGTACACTGGAGCCATACCGGCGCTACAGTAAATGGTGGTAGCCTTGTTTTTACATATGAGATTTCATACAGTAAATCTCATAATCAAACAGCCTTCCCAGATTCCATAACTGATACTTTTACAGGCAACGCAAGCTCAACACAGCGTCAACAGATTCTAACAGAAGTACAAATATCTGCAGCATCACCATCAGCAACGCAAATAGACAGCGATGATTTGGAACCAGACGGTGTGTTATTACTCCTGTTTACAATGACAACGAACAATATTACCGTATCCGGGGGTGGGGTGCCAGACCCTTTTATTCACTACGTAGATATACACTATCAATCCACTGGTGTCGGTACAAAAGAAAAAGCGCCGGATTTCTATGCAGCATAATCACGGCAAGCAACCAACTACAGACTAATAACCATTGACGTGGTTATGACAATATAACGGAGGAGACATACACGATGGAAATAATAGATGGAATTTCACAATCAGGAGGTGTCACATCTGCCGCTGTAATAACTGGGGGGACTATTGATAATGTGGTGATAGGGGGTACTACGCCTGCCGCAGGGACGTTCACTTCTGCGCGTATTACAGTAGGGGCAGGGTCAGGTACAGTTTTCAACGTTGCCTTTGATGATGTAATTTTTGATAGTGATGGCCTATTTGGGATGATCCTTGCAGGTTCGGATGCTTCAGGCTCAGTGATAGCTTTTGGGAGTCCGACTGATCCAGTAGGTCCGCAAATTAAGTGGGTTTACAATGACTTAGTATTTGCAGTAAGAACAGGAACTTCCGGTGCGTCAATACTGTTCTCGGCGGGTACAAACACTCCTGTACTGAATATGACTTCTACCGCCCTAACTGTTCAGTCTGGAATTAGTTTCAGTAGTCCTAGTATCACAGAGACCAACGGTGTCTTGAAACAAAACCTCCTGACTAATTCCGGATTTAGTGTATGGTCAAACGCCACCCTTGAAAACGTCACCACCGCATTACTAGACGACGACGCTTCTGCTGACAACACATCCGACTGGACCCAGGCTGGAGCTGCAACCATTGTTTTCGACACAGATCATTACGAAATCGCCGATGCTGCAGGGTCCGATGGAGAAACCTATATAACGGCTGACTTTGCGGCACTCACATCTGGAAAGCTTTATAAATTCAGTATTGACATCAAAAATGGTACAGCATCTGCAATGGATATTCAACTCAAAACCTACACGACTGGTGCGGCTGATGTTGAAACCACAGTAGCCGATTTCATTACCACCACCGGCTCCTTTGTCACTTACACCTGGGTATTTGAGGCTTCCACCGCAACCTCTGTTAAAGCAGGATTCAAAGTCACTACTGACTTAGCAAGTAACAACATTGAATATAAAAATATGTTACTTCATGAAGTTACTCCAGGTTGTGTTGGAGCTGACACATTAGGCCCTGATGGGTGGGTACGTACTGCTGGAGCAGGAAGTAATAAAATGTATAGACAATACAACGATGGCGGTACCCTAACAAAGGACGGATCTTTTTATTCTCTAAAAATGTTGGATACTGTTGGTTCACTGGTAGTTGCACTTACTTGGCCTATTTCCCCTACAAGTGCAATATCCTATCAACGCTTTGCTGGAAGAGCGGTAACCCTTGGAATGTGGGTTAAGTCGGATGTAGCGAATAATGTGTGGTTGAGAATAGTTGATGGTAGCAACACAAATAGCAGTAAAAACGTGGGAACTGGATGGGAATGGTTAGAGGTAACTGCTACTATTAGTGCAACTCCTACAACGTTCACAATAAATATTATTTCAGATGGCAGTGCAACTACCTATCTCTCACAACCCATGCTTGTATTCGGAAACTCCATCGGCTCCGGCAACTACGCACCAAGACCAGGCGACAATCCCGAAAACAGGGTAACTAGTTTTGAAACTGTAGATACCAATTCCGTTGGTATCAGTTCTGCTCTCTATATGGCATCAGACGGCAACTTTGATGAAGCAGACGCAGATGCTGCAGCCACAATGCCTTGTTCCGCTCTTGCATTACAGTCAGGAACAGGAGTTAAGGAAGTCATGACACAAGGTTACATCACTAATTACAGTTGGTCATGGACAGTTGGCGGTTTGATATACGCAAGCACTACTGCGGGGGAATTGACACAAACCGCTCCGAGCGGTTCAGGCGACCAGGTTCAGGTGGTAGGTTTCGCAACCCACACAGACAGGATATTCTTTAATCCTAATTATATGTTAATAGAGATAGCATAAGAGGTATAGCAATAATGTCAAACATATCAAAAATATCTTCTGCGCTGTCTGCTACAACTGTAACAAAGATAGGGGGAGTAGCCAAGAGCACAATAATAAGTGTAAACGGTTCTGTTCCTGACGGCATAGACGGCTATACAGGATTATTGATGCACATGGACGGGTCAGATGACGGTACCGTTTTCACTGACGATTCTCCTTCTTCTCATTCCATAACCAGAGTTAACACAGTAACCAAGACTGGTGTCAAGAAACTCGGAACAGCTTCTATGTATTGTGATGGTACAGGAGATTACTTACATATGAGTGATAATATGAGTGATTTTTCTTTTGGAAGCGGAAATTTCACTGTGGAATTCTGGGCCTATGTTTCAGGATCGACGGCTATAGCATTCGTGTCTAAGGGTGGCGGTGCCAGTGCCTGGGGAGATGCTGGACATGAGTGGCTTTGGTCAATGGATGCTAACGGGCAACTCGCATTCGGTACAAGAGATGATGGCGCTGGTGGGCAGGATTACATAGCTGGACCTACCCCCTGGGCCGCACTTTTTGATAGTTGGCACCATTACGCTGTCACCCAGGATGCAGCATTTGTTAGGTTATACGTAGATGGTATATTAAAAACCACGGGCACAACTGACGCAAGGGACAGATTTACTATTACAAATTCTCCTACCACTCAAAAGTTTTTAGTTGCAGAGGAAGCATCTATTTCAACAGAATACACTGGTTACATAGATGAGTTGAGAGTTTCAAAAGGCGTGGCAAGGTGGACAGGTACGGCGAGTTTCACACCTCCGACTGCTCCTTATGTTTAAAAGGTTGCTAATAGCGGCACTGCTTGCGTTCACACTTGTTTCTTGTGTACCTCGTCCTTTGACATTTACGCCCGTGTGCCGTCACACTTCGGTACTCTCGGCCTTGACGTTCGGGGAACACTACCCCGTGCGCATTGCTGTTGGACCCACTCCACGCCGCCACGAAACTGGCCCTTACAAAGGCCTGTTCATCCGCCACGCCCAAGCGCAATACTTCAATGAGTACCGCCGTTGGGTGTGGATCTCCTTCATTGACGGAGAAGTTGTTGAAGCGCCACAGTATGATTTCATACCCAACAAATATATGACAGTGCAGGAATTTATGGATATAGAAATCCCCAACTTTAAGGAGTAACTCACATGGCTTTAGAAGACATGGTACTCGGCAGCGTTCACGAATTGCTTATTGAAATCAAATCTCTCAAGGATAGGGTTCAAGATATAACTGACAACATGGAGCACAAGTTTGACGACCAGGTCATTACAACCGTTAATCACTCAAGCGAAAATATAGACGCAAAAACTCAAAGCATTTATGACCGCATAAACAAACTCTCTGACCAGAGCGACGTTTCCTACTCCAAGCTCCTCAAGACTCTCACCGGGTCCGAAGGCATTGGGGGCATCAACACGAGACTCGAAGCCATTGAGAAACGCTTTCAAAGTCTCACCACCTATACCTCTGCAGCGATCACCAAGATTGAAATCCGGCAACGCAGATCCCGTATCGGTACCATTGTAGCCTTTGTTGTGCAGGCCATAGCCTTTTGTGCCTTGGCTCTTGGCAGCATTGGATAATTACCTTGACTTCTTCGGGCCGCTATGTTATAATGGCTCTTTCCTCCTACGTTCCGGGTGCTTACCCCCTCAATGGCACCCGGGGCGTTCCACTTTATAAGGAACTTAACCATGTTCGATAAAAAGACAAACAATAAAGAGGAAGTGTTGAGTGCTCTTGCACTATTTAACCAAAAGATTGATTACCTAAAGCAGGCTTACGAAAAAAGCACGGCTGCAAATGAGGCTGACCACGCAAAGCTTCAGTCATCCTTATTTGGGTCTGAAGGAACTGGAGGTCTTAGTGCACGAGTAGTGGCACTGGAGGGGAATTCTCACAACAGTACTAAGAAAATCACAACCTTGGAGGGCAAAGTAGATGGGAGAAGAGGATTGATATCTCGTACCGCACGTGTTGAGACCGTGCAAAAATGGTGGCACAGGGGGTTTGTCGGTGCGCATTTATTGCAAATCACAAGCCTTGTGTATAAGGCCTTCGGGAGCATAGGATAATATACCCCGAAGAATCTAAACAACTTTAAAGGAGGTAGTATTATGAAAACATTTAGAGGAGTAGGAGTAGGTATCTTGTTTGCTGTTTTATTGTTTGGTGGAGGGGCGGGAGGCGTTGAAGCTGCCAGCACCACTATTGTAATCCAAGAGGGTTCCGATCCTTCCAAGGACAAGAGGGGGGAGTTGTCCCGCACCACCTTTGTGGAGGGCAATGAGATCTACATGCAGCTCTATTCCTCCATCACGGTTGGTGACCTAACCAATATGCAAAAAGATCTCTCCATATTGTACGCTCGGAGGGACGCTAATCCTGAACGTATCAAAATAAACCTGTTTATATCTTCTCCGGGTGGCGATGCCTTTTCCGGTTTGGCCTTAGCTGATCAGATCAAACGCGCCCAACGCCTAGGATTTACAGTTACAGCCAGTGCATCCGGTCTTGTAGCTAGCGCCGCAGTTCCGATCTTCGCAGTCGCAGATACCCGTATAGCCGCACCAGGTACTATATTTATGGTACACGAAGCATCCTTATGGAAATGGCCCGGCAGAGAAACAGCTTCCGATATACGGTCTCAGAATCGTTTGATGGGTTTACTTCAAGAACGCTACATTGCTGTTCTAGCCGACCGTTCAAACCTATCCGTGGAAGAGTGGATAGAGAGAGAGCGTACCACCACGTGGTTCAGTGCCAAGCAAGCTAAGGAGTGGGGCTTAGTAGATCTAATTCAGTAATATGCTACTAGCACAGATAGGGATAGTTGTATTCGGAGTTCTTTCAGTGTGGTTCGTGGGACGCAAGGAATCGTGGAGTCGATGGGGGTTTGTTTTCGGCTTATTGTCTGAACCCTTCTGGGTCTATGAGACCATCAGCAAAGAACAATGGGGCATTCTGGCTTTGACATTATTTTACGCTTATGCTTGGGGCCAAGGGATATACAATAATTTCATCAAGGGCGAGTAACCCGTAATTGGTAGCGGTCGAGACTGTAAATCTCGTGTCATTGACTCAGGAGGTTCGAATCCTCCCTCACCCACCATTTTAATGTAGCGGAGAGGTTGTTGGTAACCTGACAGGGTTCATGTCCCTGATTCAACGAGGGTTCGATTCCCTCCTCCGCAACCACAGTCTGTTGGTCTAGCGGTCAAGACGTCGCCCTGTCACGGCGAAGATCACGGGTTCAAATCCCGTACAGACTGCCACAATATCTGGACGTAGCTCAGTGGTAGAGCACATGCTTGATAAGCGTGAGGTCAGGGGTTCAAATCCCCTCGTTCGGACCAAGCCACATTTGTTCATTGGTAGAACCTCTGTTTTGTAATCAGATGAAGTGGGTCCGATTCCTACATGTGGCTCCAATTATTCCTGAGGGTGTAGCTCAGTGGTAGAGCGCGGGGTTTTGATCCCTGATGTCGCGGGTTCGATTCCGGCCTCCCGCTCCACAACATAAAAAGGAGGATACATATGCCTTACATTACAACCAAAAATTGTTATTACTCATTCTACGTTTCCTGGGGTCAGATGGGAATGTGGCGCTCTTGGATAATCTGGCAAGAAAACTGTATCTAAAAGGAGGAAATAATTTATGTTACCACTCATTCCCATTGCCATATCCTTGGCTGCGAAATTCGCTCCAATGATCCTTGGCAAGCTTTTTGGAAGTAAAGCGGAAGACACTGCAGAAAAAGTGGTAGACCTTGCGTCCGCCATAACCGGCGAAGGAGATCCCTCCAAGCTGGTAGCCAACCTAAACCTCAGCCCTGAAAACACTCTCCGATTTCAAGAAGCGACAAACACCCTCACACTTCAAATGGCCCAGGAGGATTCCAAAAGACTGGCCGTAGTCAACGCAACCATGCAATCCGAGTCGATGAGCGGATCATGGATGCAACGAGCCTGGAGGCCGTTTAATGGGTTCCTTTTTGGTCTCACTATTTGGTGTGATTACTTCCTATTTCAAGTCCTGACCGCCGCCTTTAAAATAGATATGGACATTTCTCATGTCCCCATGCCTGTGTATCTCCTGTGGTCTACGGTGCTTGGCGTTACGGCCTACACTCGCGGCAAAGAGAAGATAGCAAAGACCGGGAGCCTCGGTAGTATCCTGAACTTATTCACATAAGCGCTTTTGCCTTGACAACTCTGTCCCCGATGTTGTATAATGGGGGATATTGTTGTTGCTATTCAATTAAAAGGAGGAACAAACATGAACAATAAAGTTATTTTAGTTTCACACAAGCAATTCAAGGCGATTCTAACAGAAGTTAAAGACACTCAAGAGAAAGAAAAGGGAACAAACGATGAAGAGAAGGAGATACAGTCTATTTCTACTCTTGCAGGAACACAGATCATACCTGTGGAAGGTGTCAAAGATGGTACTGCGGTTCTTTGTGAGTCCAAAGCTACAATGGAAATCGGTGAGGATATTACGATCAAAGGTCTCTTGAAACTGGTGTAGAGAAATTAATAACTATCACTTTGTGGTATACTTATTGTACCACATTGTGGTAGTTATAGGGTTTGTCACTGTGTCACTGGTCACTGTGTCACTGGTCACCATGTACAAATTTTTGGGGGAGTATTACCCATCATATTTCTTTATAAGAAAAAAATTTGGAGGGAAAATGGAAAATCTTTCAAGGAGGGAACCGGGAAAGCGTGTTGGGGACCGCATTCGCACTTTCTGTGAAACGGGTCCTTTTGACTGGGAAAAATTCCGAGAGTACAAACGTAAAATTAGAAACGGGGAATTTCGACATTACAATGAAGAGATAATTTATGAAGAAGAAATGTTGATTTGCAGATTTCGACTTCAGAATTACACTGACCCGAGATTTGCGAAAAAGAGTACACAGGGATTTTACGCAAAACGGTATGAGAATATCAATCGTAGGTTAGATATTTCCATTAAAGGAGTTCATACGGAAAAGGTGCTTAGCAAGAGGAGCTTGGAGGAGAAAAATGAGAAGTTGAAAGCGAACAAAGGAAAGCCAAAATATGGAAGTATACCTGAACTAGATGAATATAAGCTGGATGTTTCTATAGGAAAATATGCCTCCAGTGATTTGACTGCTTTGAAAAGGGAATTTGATCTTATAAATCATATTAAGGACTTGGAAAATGTGCAGTACACTGATAACAACTATTTAAACCAACGCTGGAAGATGTTGCACAATCATATCTATCATCCTAGCCCCTGGTTCCGGGCAGTGGGACGTAAGCAAGGGTTTCTTACGCAGAAAGAAAAGGTGCTGTTAGATTCGTTCAAACAGCAAGATGCAGAGAAAAGAGCACAAGGTATGGAGGTTCCGTATGACAAACGTGAAAGATATTAACACCGGGAAGGATATGGAGGACACGAATACAAAGCAACAATCCCACGGTGTGGATGAGTCACTATTTCACATCAAGAGCGTGGATGCAAAAGGGCACTCCACACGAATGCAGTTCCGTTGCCCTAATCAATTCCCTGCCCAGGTGGATGAGATAATACAGGCTAAGAAGTTCCCGTACAGGTCAAGTGGGGAGCTGGTGAGGCACGCTTTGATAAATCATTTCAAATGGATGCAGGACGTGGAGCCCGGGTCTTTCTATACCAACCTGGCTCAGGCGGAAGTGATTAGGCGGATTATGTACGACGATGATTTGGCTTCCAAGTTTCAAGAAAACCTCGACGGGCTCGCTGCCAGAGTCGCTTATTTCATAGGCAGAGGAGCGCGGGGGCAGGCTGTGAGGGTGGTGTTGGATGTCCAGAAGGCACTGGAAGAGATGCCAGCGGGTTATTGGAAGGATGAATATGCAAAGGAACTGCGTGATAAGTACGGGGAATTGATGGATAAAACCCCCAAGGCGTTATTCACAAACATGGAGGAAGATGACGATGGATGAAGGCGATAAATGTTTAAAATGTGGGAACGGAAAACTTGTATACCCTGAAAACTATAGCTGCTACATCAATCCTTTATGGGCTGCTTGTGTTGACAAGGTCTTGGAGTGTGAGGAGTGTGGTTGGGAAGAGAGGGAGGAATAAAATGTACGAAGAAATCATACAACAAGCAAGAGAACTGTGTGAGAAATTCATTAAAAAAGTTGAAACAGGGCAAGCGAGGAGTGTGGAAACTTATGCAGATTGTAAGGCTCTGCTGGAACGCTTGAATGAGATAGAGTGTGAACACTTCTGGGACATAGATTTTCGCACCTCTAGTGTAAAGTGTGTTAAATGTGGTGAGCGACAATGATTGAGCGCATAATTCACGACGATGACGTAGGGAGGCATGCCGATATTCCCAGGCTCCTGAAGTTTGACGGGTTTGATTTCTGGATACCAGACCATTTGCACTTGTGGGAATCCCCCGCAGTAGAAATGCAGGACATAAAGTCTTTGGCGGACCTAGATATGGACATGTAGCCCGCTCAGGCTTCCATCCTGATACGCAGGAGCCATGAACACCCCCAAACCCAAGAAAGGGGCCGCATTTTGCCCTCACGACGATTCTCAGGCCGCTGAGAGGCTTTACACATTACATCTTTGGATCACTTTTAAAGTGGGAGGATTAAGTTATGCTGCACAAACCTTTTGAATTACCGCCTCCGCAGGCTTTTAATATGCCGGAGAGATATACAGAGTGGAGACCTTTCCAAGACTTAGCTATATTGGAGATCGTTGACACTGATAAGAGATTTATAACCCAAGTCTGTCCAACTGGATTTGGCAAGTCCTTGACCTACGTAGCCGCCGCAACCCTGCAGAGGGGACGTGGGATTATCCTAACCTCCACCAAAGGTTTACAATCACAATTAATATTCGACTTTAAATCAATGGGTGCCGTGGATATCCGGGGGCGCAATGCATATCCTTGTTTATTGCTGAATGACGGGAGCCGGTGCGATACTGGTCCGTGCAATGCCGGGATACGATGTAAGTTGCGGGATAGCGGGTGCTCATATTTTGACAAGGTAAAGGAGGCGTTGAAAGCTCCTCTTGTTATTTCCAACTATGCCTACTGGATGACATCGAACGCCTACGGAGACGGCCTGGGGAAATTCAACTTCATGGTGTGTGATGAGGCGCATGATACCCCGGACACAGTGAGCAGTTTTTTGACTGTCAAGCTGAGTCGCACAGATCCCTTGATAAAGCCCATACTTCCCTCCAATAACGAGATCTATCAGATGACGATGCCGATGTGGAAGGCCTGGGCCTGGGATCGTGGCAAGGGGGTGGGGGTTGAAGTGGATGCCCTGGTGGATTACATTAAAGGTGGGGGAGGGGATCAAAACGATAGGTGGAAGCTGTCCAGGCTGAGATCCTTGTTGCAGGATCTTGAGACATTGGCAAAGGCAGATGAGGACGATTGGGTGTTGGATGTGGATAAGTTCAGCGCCACGTTTTGTCCCATCTGGCCCAAGGCATATTGTGAGAAGTATCTATTTCAGGACATTGAAAAGGTGTTGTTGACCTCTGCGTCTGTGAGAGCGAAGACGATGGAGTATTTGGGTATCGCCGGGGAGGAGCTTATTATGAGCGAGTACCCACATATGTTCCCCGTAGATAGAAGGTTGTTGATTCACATACCAACCATACGCCTCAATTTTCGCACTACCCCGGAGGAAATGCGGGTATGGCAGCGGAGGGTGGATCAGATTATCCGGCCAAGGTTGGATCGAAAGGGGATAATGCATACTGGCAGTTATATACGGCGGGATCTGATCTTGAACAATAGTAAGTTTAAGTCTAGTATGATCACACATCAACGGGCAGACACGGAGCGCAGAGTGTTAGAATTCAAGGACAGCATGCCGCCTTCAACACTTGTGAGCCCGTCAGTGACTACAGGGTTTGATTTCCCCTACGACGAGTGCAGGTATCAGATAATAGGCAAACTCTGTTATCCTGATACACGTAACAAGATCACGGCGGCACGGGCCAAGGATGATAGAGATTATGCGCCATATATCGCCATGCAGCAACTGGTGCAAGCGTGCGGAAGAGGGTGTAGGGCGGCGGATGATCTGTGTGAGAACTTCATTATCGACGACAACATAGGGTGGTTCATGGAACGATACAGTAGCTTTGCCCCAGACTGGTTTAATGAAGCATTTGTGGCTAAGGGGGCGATACCGCCGCCTGCAACTTTATATAAGGGGGAATATCATGACGATAATATGTAAAATTTGCGGTACAAAGATGTACTTCGTAAGGGAGGATAAGGAGATTTGTTATGATTGTAAGGGAATGATGGAAGCGTTCGAGGAAATTTCTAAACTGATAGACTTTAAAGAGTTGGGTCCTATTAAGATTTTCGAGATAGGTTATAAGGCTGGATATGAACAGGGCGCAGAGGATAACAGTACCTACTAAGGGAGGGGAGAAATAATTATGCTAGAAGAATATGAGAATTGGAGAGGGACAGAGATGCAAGTAGAGAAGTGCAAAGATTGCGGTGTAAATATCTGCATATTGTACAGTGAGGATTTCTTTCGTTGTAGGGATTGTCACGCCACACTTTGCTCAACTTGCTATTACGAAGAAAAGTGTGATGAGTGCATTCAGCAAGCTTACCAGGAACAAAGCTGGATAAAAAAACTTTGGGATAAGATCCTACCTTAAGGAGGGGAAATAACTATGTTGAATCTAATGTGCGAAGACCTGGGGGGTAACCTTTTGACTATGGAAGGGTGTGTGGATTGCAAGGTAAACATCTGCATAGCTTCCTATGAGAGGTTTTTCACGTGCTTGGAGTGTGGCTGCGTGCTTTGTGCCGCATGCCACACGTTGACGGATTGTGACCGCTGCAGGCAGCGAGCTTATCAGGCTAGGCAGCAGCGTCCTCTTGACAACAGTGTATTAACGCGACTCAAGAAATATATTTTCGGCAAGGAAGAAAAAGCTTGACAAATGGCAAATCATTATGGTATAATGTGCCTTAATGTTTAGAGAGACGTTCGCAACCGTTCACAATTTAAAGGAGGTAGTAAACATGGCAGACAAGAAGTACGCGAGTTTTAGTCCCGAGGACATGACGCAAGGAGGGTTAATCGACGACGTGGATGTCGAGATTACCGGCGCGGCATTCGAGATGTACGATTACAACGGATCACAGCCCATCCCCGTCCCTGTCCTCAAAGTGAGTTATCGGGTGTTGGAGGATAACGCCACGTTCGATGACTACCAGTCGTGTGGTGATAAAAATACCTGGGTACCGGATGATGAAGGCGAAAGGCTTACCGATATCAGCCCTGGTCAAAATGCCACGATCAAAACCAGCAGCAATTGTGGGATCTTTATGACTTCCCTGGCCAACGCAGGGTTTCCGATGGACAAGCTCGACGGCCCTATCAGTGTGTTGGCAGGTATGGAAGCGCACGTTGTCAGGCAACCGGCCCCCGTCAGAAAGGGTCTTGATGAGGCCAAAACCAATGACGACGGTACCAAGAAATTCCCCAAGACAATCCTCGTGATAGAGGAAATCAAGGTTCTGCCTTGGGATGCAGAAGAGGGAGAAACCCCCAAGAAAGCTGCGGGGAAGAAGGGAAAGAAAGCCCCCGCAAAGAAAGCCGCAGGGAAGAAAGCCTCCACAAAGAAAGCTGCTAGCGGGGAGGCTGAAGCTGAGGCGACGATTTACATCCTCGGTCTGCTTGAGAAAGCTGGTGATGACGGCGTGACAAAGAAAGATCTGCCCCGTCATATCTTCACAGACCTTCAGGATGATCCGAATCGTAACGCCATAATCCAGATCACCAACGGTGACGAGTATCTTTCCGCTGGACCCTGGAATTTAGAAGGCGGTGTTTTGACTGCGCTGAGCACCGACGAGTAAAGTTTAACCCAGTGGGTAAGTAGGCAAGTGTTGGAGGTGATAGGTCAAGGGTATGCAAATGTGCCGAGAGGTGGAGCTGCCTGACTTGTCCTACAATCCCACGCTCCTCCGAAAGTGTGCAGGGTCAAAGTCTCCTGGCCCTGCTCACTTTTGATCCTAATAAAAAAGAAAGGAGGGTTATAATGGACATGGATATGGATAAATTGATTCAAGTGGTTGGAGATGCAAAATCTCAAACAGATATGGACAATCTGCTCGTAACAGTAAATGAAGAAGGTGGCAAGGTTAATGTTCTGCGCGGCGGAAATCCAACAGTAGCAGCAATCAACCCCGTCCCCCCGACAATGGAAGCTGTACGCAAAGCACCGAACAGCGTGAAGAAAACACTTCTTCCCCCGTTAGGCTATGTGTTTGCAATAGGGCCACTGGTCTACGCAGTCACATATGTTAATGAAGGGAAGCTGAGATTCAGTGCTGTGTTGCAACATATAATCGATGAGAGTGACACGATTCTCGGGCCGGATGGCCAAGCAGCGGACAAAGGTGGAGGTGTAAAATGAAGCGAACGCTTACAGTAACAATCAGTGGGCATTATGATAATGAATCTTATTACGAGACAATAGCATTGCCTTTACGAATGTTGGATGATGATCCGATCCTTAAGGGTGCAATGGTTGCTAGTGCTGTGTTGGCATTAGAGCTAACATTGGACAAACTTGCGGAGGCAATAAAGAGGAAGGGCGAGCCAAATGGAGGTAAAAAACATGATAGATCCTGAAGAGGGTGCATGGATTCAAACTTACACAGGGAGGAAATTCCATTTCGAACTGGAACATCGCTATCCTGAGCAAGAAATAAGCTTGACGGATATTGTCCATTCCCTATCCCAACAGACCCGATTTGTCGGACATACCGAAACCTTCTACTCTGTGGCAGAGCATAGCATGTTGGTGTCGGACATGGTGTCGGATAAAAATAAGCTTACGGCCTTGATGCATGATGCACATGAAGCATATACCGGGGATGTCAATAAGCCTTTTAAAACTCTGTTACCGCAGCTCAAAATCTATGAAAATCAAATAATGTCAGATATTTCAGCAATCTTCGGTCTTGTTTATCCCTTCCCTGATGAGGTGAAGCTTGCGGATAAGGTGATATGTCAACTAGAACGCGAGCAATTGTTCCCCCAAGAGCCGTATCAAACTGCAGGCTCCAATGAGATATTGGAATCCTTGGAGTATGCCAGGATGAAAGATCTCGAAATACGTTGCTTGTCACAGAGCCACGTGGAGCTGTCATTTTTCCGCTGCATCATGGCTTGTAAAAATTGGTGGTGTACTTAGGATGACAGAGAAACTCAAATTAGCGGGGCAAGTGTTTGGCCGATTGTTAGTATTGGAAGATGCCGGACACCGGAATAAGAATGGAGGAATGAAGTGGCCCTGCTTGTGCGAGTGCGGTAATGAAACGCTTGTCTTTGGCCCCGATTTAGTGCGAGAAAAGGTTAGGTCTTGTGGATGTCTCATGCGAGAAACAACAGCGCAGAGAAACAGAGATGCAGCAAAACACAAGCATACTTCCAAAGGCGCTATTTCTCCTACATATTATAGCTGGATGGGCATGCGGAGTCGTTGTAAAATAAATCCTGAACACAAGGATTATTCGCATTACAAAGATGTCACACATTGTGACAGGTGGAAGGATTTTAGAAACTTTCTCGAAGACATGGGCGAGCGTCCTGGAGGTAAAACCCTTGACCGCATTGACCCCTACGGAAACTACGGACCAGATAACTGCAAGTGGTCTACGCCGCTTGAGCAACGACATAACAGGAGGTCATAATGGAATGGGAATTGCTAGATCAACCTTTCATACCAAAGACAGGTTCAGGAGAAGACAGAACAATGGGCGGCGGTGTTATCCACCTTACTGATGTCATTTATTCCCTAGAGAAGGCAATGGGGTGGGAATATCGTGGACACTGGGGTGAAGCGCAGTTAACGATGAATCTAGGTTTTGTCTGGGAAGACGTACTAGAAGAGACCTTGAAAGAACGCGAGTGTGTTCGACCTGGCGAAGTGTGGAAGGATGATATTGTAGGTAGTCCTGATGGTATGGAGCCGGACCCTAGAGGAGAAGCAGGATTAATACTCACTGAACTGAAATTCACTTGGAAATCAAGTAGACAATTGCCAGTAGATAATTGGCGATACATGACACAAGTTAAGTCGTACTGCTTTATGATGGATTTAAATATAGTTATCATGAGAATCATCCACATCATGGGCAACTACAAAGGTGGTGGGCCAGAATATAAAGTTTATCGCATTGTGTTCACCGACGCTGAGCTGCGGGAGAACTGGAACATGATATTGAAGCAACGGGACAGAATGTTGGTTGATGGTTGGGGACAGGAGGATAAATAATATGATGGATAATATACGAGAGTTGTTGGATCTTATAGATGTGGTAAGGGATCAGTTCAATCAATTGGATGAATACAAAGTAAGCTTCCCTATAATTTTGGATTTCGAGAAAGAGGTTCTAGGGGAGGTTATTACTGCCTGGATAAACAAAGAGAAGGAAAAACGTTCCAACACAGTCCCAGAGATGACAAAAATGTTGTTGAAAGTCCGGAAGCTATGTGAAAGATTGCTGCGCATTGGAACAGCGAAAACGTACAAAGATGCTAATAACATTCTGAATACAATGAAAAATTTGGGGGTGTGAGTTATGGCGATAATCAACGCAAGGATAGAGATTACTGGTGTGTTTGGTGGAGAAGAAAGTAGTGACACCTCAACAGTTTCTGCGAATCTGTCTCGGGAAGTTCTTATCGCCCCGAGGGATCTTGCAGCCATAACGGACGCTCTTATGCTCCATCTGCAACAAATGTTAAAGGAGGGATACAAACATGACGCTGGATAAAAAAACAGGATTCAAAGTGGCCGATGCCGAGATCTATCCCAGGCTGATAGTCGCTATGCAAGCAAGGCAAAAGTGCGGTAAGACACACCAGTCTCTGACCGCTCCCGGTGACACGGCGTTCTTCAACGTGGATGTGGGCCTGGAAGGTGTGGTGCATAAGTTTGCGGACCAGAAGATAATATACCAATATGATGTTAAAGTGCCCACGGAGAAGGTTGAGGCTACCGTAGAGTGGGAAGCGTTCAAGATTGCATACTATGAGTCTTTGGCTGACAGCTCCATACGTACCGTTGTATGGGATACAGAGACGGAGATGTGGGAGCTGATACGTATGGCTAGGTTTGGCAAAGTCACGCAAGTCATGCCATTGCAGTATGGTCCGGTGAACAGTGAGTATTCCAAAATGATCAAGTCGGCTTACGATGCCCGTACCAACTTGATCCTGATCCGCAAGATGAAGAATAGTTACATCAACAACGTAATGCAGAAAGAGATGGTGCCTATGGGATATAGTGGAGTTTTGGGACTAGTGCAGGTCACTCTGGAGCTGTATAAAGATGAGGGTATGTTTTGCATGGAAATCGTAGACTGCCGTCACGACCCGGAGCTGGACGGGGAAGTTTTGCCTGGACCGATGTGCGATTTCAAACAGATGGCGGTGTTGATTGTGAAAGGTACCACAGTGGAGGACTGGGAATAATGGATAAGATACTGGAAATTAATACAAAGAAGGGTGTGCCTATACGGTTCATGCAGAAAGAGGAACAGTTTGGCATTATAACAGAGCTGTATGTGAATGGGAACCTTGTCATAGACACGCCGGAGGATTTGAACGCGCTGATCCGACTTTTAAAATGTGGCGCATATTAAGGAGGGGATGAATTATGAAGATGCTATTATCAGGGTCTAGGGTGTTTGGTGGAGCAACGGACGCGAGTGATGTTGACATGATTGTCATGCAGGAAGATGTCGCAGATTTTGAGGCGAAGCTTATCTTGCAAGGCATATACATACGGCTTTCAAGAGACCAAGAACGGGTTGATTATAACGGCTTTTATTTCAATGTCGGGGGCATAGAGTTTAATGTAATTGTCGCGCTTGATAGGAACGAATTCGCTGCCAATAAACACGCCATTGAGAAAATGAAAAGGCTCGACCCCATAGAGAACAAGCCTCAACGTGTGTATGTTTTCAGGAGCTTCAGGAATAAGTACATGGAAAGCCTTCCCGATGTTATATTTGATGCGCGGGGAGAAACCAATAAGGATCATTTTGTAGATGCTTATCTAGAGAAAAGGTGTGAGCACTACCCTACAGTGTTCGAGATGACGCATTGTGCTAAGGGTGTAGATATCAGTAGCAGCAAGGTAGCGTGTTCAATGGCGGACCAATCTGGTTGCGTTTATGATAACGAAGACGAGAACACTGAAGGAGGTGACTAATGCACTTCATCTACGACGATGACGACTTTGATAAGGTCTTCAAAGGTCTGGAGCGCCTGGACCTGGGGGATATAGTAGTGGCAAGGGTACGGGAGGCCGGGGACTTCTGGCCGGTGATGGAGGTTGTCGAAAACACCGAGGAGGGCATGTCCAAGGGGTTGAAGATTATGGGACTGTTTCCAGACAAGATTGATGCTGTGGAATACGCTGTAAAAATTGATCGAAGAAGTAAGCTGCAAAAAACTATACATTAAAGGAGGGTAGGTGATGGGAGAAAATGTAACAGCAACAAAGACAAAAGAAGTGGTACACGTTGTGGAAATAACAGCTACAAACTCTGTATGGATGGTAATACGCAGTCAATTACGGGAGGGCATAAATCAAGTAGGTTTCACGGGAAATGCCTACATTGTGGAGCTTGAACGCGCTCTTGATGATTTGGACTTCAACGAATGATATCCATAGACAACAGAGTCGGGTCCAAAGAGCTGGAGCCTATTGTTACCGCGCCTTGCAAGCTGGTCACGTTGCAATTTGCAGATGCGGCTTTCATGGGCAACGGCCCAGACGGTCCCACGACCATTGGTGTGGAGCGTAAGACACTGGGAGACATGATATCTTCTATTGACTCCGGGCGACTTGCGGGGCACCAACTGGTAGGCCTATGCAACAGCTACGAGCAGGTGTATCTCCTGTTGGAAGGCAAATGGGAGGAGGATCTACACACGGGGTTGTTGATGCATTTTAAGCACAGTAGGTGGTTTCCTTTTACCCTTGGAACGAGACAGTTTATGGGCAGTTATCTCACAGGTTTTCTCAATACCATTGCAGCTAAATGTGGAGTGAAGATATGGTATTCGCCGGATCTGGGACATAGTGGCAGGTGGTTGACACAGCTTTATAGGTGGTGGCAAAAGGACTGGGACAAGCACAAGGGGTTGAATGCGTTTCACGTTACGACTCCTCCCCAAGCCATGATGCACAAGCCTTCGGTCACACACAAGATGATCAAGGAACTGTCCGGGGTTGGTTGGGGGAAAAGTGTGAAACTCTTGGAGAAATTTCCCACAATGTTTAAACTGTTGTGCGCTAAGAAGGAAGAGCTGATGGAGGTGGAAGGGATCGGGAAGACGCTGGCGGATTCAATTTGGAATGAGTTGTTATATGGGAGGACTAAGTAATGATAACGGATGTAATCAAAGGGTTATTGATTTTTGAGAGGTACATTGAGGATTTGAATGCTGCTTGGATAAGCGCAGAGCATGACTTGATCTATGCCCCGGACCTTGACAGGAGAGTATCAGAAGAGGATGGTAAGAGGCTAGATTCCCTGGGCTGGTTTTACATGGATGATGTTTGGCAAAAACATGTATAGAGGAGGGGACAATGGAAGAGACAGAGTGTTATATGGGAGGACTAAGTAATGCTGAATGATATAATTGATGGACTGTTAATTTTCAAGAAATATGTAGACGACGGTGATAAAGCTTGGCTCTGCACAGGAGGCCTTGACGTTCTTTATGGCCCGGACCTTGACAAGGAGGTAACGAATAAGGATAAAGAAGAATTAGAGAAACTTGGATGGAGATTTGGAGATGATGAAGATGGTTGGTATACATATGTATAAAGGAGGGGACAATGGGAGAGCCAAAGAATGAGTTGGAGATATGCGAGGGCTGTGAGAAGACGGATTCAGATGGGGAGTGCATTACGTACACCCCTGAAGGTATGCTGTACCGAAACAAACAGGGTTGGTGCCCGATTGTAAGCAGAGGTCCGGTCAAGCCTGTATGGTGGTCAGAGGTTAAAAAGAAAGAGCGTGCTGG